GCGTTACTAATAAACTATGTCAACAAGATACTGGGTCACCATTTAACTTTATGACTCCAATATCGGGCACTTAGGATGTCTGGTTTTGAGTCTTGGGCGTTGTGTCGTGCGTAGTAAGACTTCCTGCGCGCCTTATCTTTTTCTGACGTAGGGTTCTTGCCCGCGCCAGAGACCCCCTGCTGCCCAAAGCGAATGGTTTTTGTCTCGCCCGATGAATTCCTAGCTACAACAACATGCGATTTTGTCGCGTGCGAAGGAGTCTTTTTGGGTTTGTTAAAACCAGCCACGCCTGCGCGAGCTAATCTGGGGTCTCTGGTTGTCATAGCATTCCCTCTAGAAAATATCGCCTCTAAGCCTTCTCAGCGTTGCTTCAGGAAGAGCATTAAATTCCTCTTCAGAAAGTGAGCTTATATCGAGTGCTTTCTCACCGTGGCTGCTGCTTCCTTCTCCAGGAAGTTCTGGCGGCTGCTTCTTAGCTGCGTCTAACTTCTTAGCAACCTCTGCCCTCTTCTTCGCCACTTCATCTACAGACTTCTTTGGTGCTTGTTTAGCGGTCAGCGCAGAAGAGTCATCCGATTCAGAACCAATATCATGGGCTTTTATGACAAAATTAGATGCCTTCGATAGCGCATCTACCGCCCCTAAACCCTGAATCATAAACGCGTCGCGTAGCTCAATTACTTCTTGCGTAAAGTCTTCGTTATAGTCGGCAGAATTTTGGTCGAATACGGGGTATTCTGTTTCCAACAGGTTTGCAGCCTGCTGGAGAGCTGTTTCTTCGTTGTTTCTCGTAACAGTCTGCTCAACTTCTCGACGCAATTCATGAGACATAGCCTCCCTTTCCGCATTACGAATCTCACTACGCAGCTTCGCAGCTTTATCAGGCTCACCATCAAGGATAAAGTCCTGATATTCGCGCTCTTTGGCCTCGAAGTCATACGAAGGTAGCTCAGGCGGAGGGGGCTGATTGGCCTGCTTAAGCTCGTCGAGCTGCTTTTGCAGCGCCTTCTGTTTTGCTAACACCTCGTCAAGGCGAGATTTAGGCACCATCTGACCTTTTTTCTTGGCCTTTGGTTCCTCTAGTACCTCTTCGAGCTCTTCGGTTTCGTCGAGCGCGACGGGCTCGTCGTCGGTTTCGGCTTCGGTTTCATCGACTTCTTCTTCGGCAGTTGGTACATCTTCAGTCTCCAAAGTTTCTATGTCGGACGTTTCATCCTCTTCTTCTGGTTCAGCTTCATCTACACCGAGCCCGAAATTGAGATCCACATCTACATCTTCAACCTGATCGATAGCATCCGATCCTGGCATCCTGTCGAATTCTAAATTTTCATCCTTATCAGCCATAACTTATCCTTTGGGGGTTAGAGATTTGTTGGTTTGTTGCATCGCCGTTGTGGCAATTCTTGTAGCCGCCGAAGTTTCTTGGTTAGTTCGGCGTGTAGTATTAGTTAGATCCGCAAGCTCTCTTCTGAGATTGAGCTCCATTTCCTTCATGCGCATCTGACTCTCAAGCTCCATGACCTTAAGCTGCGGCGTAACGTCTGCCACATCTTGAGTTTTCGCCATGTTGATCGCAGCTTCTGACTGCAGCTTCTGCACTTCTGCTCGTAACTTCTCGATAGTGAGCTGAATCTGCTCCATCTCCATTTCGTGATGGATCTGCTGCATCTGCGCTTGTTCTTCACTAGGCGGTTCAACACCAGTAACAGTGCGAATTCGTTTAGCCAGTTCACCCTTACGCGCGAGGTGGCTGTACTCTACGATAGCGTCATCTGGAATCATCACGCCTGCGCTGCGCAAACTCAGAGCCTCAGCGAACTGAATCTCGTCGAAGCTGTCGCGGGCGGGGGCTGTAGCAATAACTACATCGTATTCACCGATAGTTAGGTCATTAACAATTCGCCCCTCGGGAGTCATTTCGTTAATAACTATCGGCTCACGCGGCTTAAGGGGATCATCTTCATTTGTAATCTGAACTATTCGCTGCTCGGTGTAGAACCGCTGTATCAGATTCAGAATCTTCTCTGCCAAGTGCTGACGAGTCTTGTTCAAGTTATCCAGTGGCACCTGAATCATTATCGCGCCACGATTCTGCTTAGCTTGTATCGCAATACCTGACACTTCAGCTGAGTCAGTACCCAGCATAGAGTCATTAATACCCGATATGGCTTTTATGTTTGCCGCCGCTTTCTGACCGATACGATCTAGACCAGTAGGGATAGTGTTAGGCTGAATCTTTTGGGGTGCCGTGGTGCCACGGGCGTACTCAAGCACGAGGCCAGTTTCGGCGCCATGCTCCTCGAGATCATCTGGTGTCATACCTACCAGTGAGCCGCTCTCTACCATCCACCCGCTATTAGCAGTGGTGTTAACAATATGCAGCTCTTGCGAAGCGATCTTGTTAAGCTGTTCTTGTGGGGATAACAGGTTACGTACCATGCCGAACGGACGACCGCGACGGAAGTAAGCGAAGAATGGTACTAACGTGAAGTCATCGTATGGCGACCAGTCATCGTGCAGCACAACTTTGTCACAGGTCACTGTCCAACGTACCTGCTTTACCATCTTAGTAATTACAGACAACCCGTGCTCTTTCGCGAACGCTTTCACCTTCCGCTCGTTCCAATTTTCTGGCACGCGCCTCTGGTCGCCGGTTGTGGGGTCGACATAGAAGTCTGACCTAGTCAGCTTTCGGTGCTGTCGCTCAATTACCCGAAGCGCCCTGACGTTTCGGTACTCTTCCTCTCCAGGAATCTGTGCACCTAAAAAATCTTCTCGGGTATCTATGTCGCCGTAGCGAGTCTCTTCGTACTCTACCGAGTCGCGGCCAAAACTGTTGCCGTTTTCTGCGATGAACTGCAGCTTGTCAGCTTTGTCTTTACCGTAGACCTCTTCAATCTCGTCAAGGGTCATCCATTTCGTTTCGAATATCTCGTTCCAAGTGCGCGCGTCATACTCTTTTGCGTCTGGATCTATCAGTATATCCAGAGGATCTTTCGCCGTTATCCGCACCTCACCTTCAGTGCTGTCACTGAAATCTATGCGAACGTCAAAATAACCACGGCCATCAAGGATCAATCCGTCACTAAACACCTGCTGCTCTATCCAATCCATTTTGTTGTTGTCAGAGATCTGCATGAACAACTTAGTCAGTGTGTTCGCTATATCACCGTCGCCGCCTTTGCGGGGTTTAAACTTCACGTCTGCCCGCCGTGAGCTCTGCTCACCTAGCACCGTGTTAACCGTAGGCAGGATCGTGTTAATTGTCAGAGCAGGACGTCCGGCCTGATCGAGAGCTGCAATGTCTTCAGCCGCCCACTGATCACCTCGGTAATATGAGTCGCACTTCTTAGCCATTTCAATGTAATCAAGGTGGCCATTATCACGAGCACGTACATATCTGTCCCACTGGCCAGACGCAATCATGTGCTCTTTGTCTGCGGTCAATCGCTTTGTATTCTTCATGGCTATGCACTCATCGCCGATTTGTTTTTAGGACCACCCTTAACAATATGGGCGAGCTTGTCCCTCCAAGAGGGAGTGTGAACAGTAGGCGCGTGATAACTTGAAAATTCAGCCATCATCAATCCAAGCCACGCGAGCGCGTCGACCTGATCGTCATGGACGCCGTTTGGGAATCTCAATAGTTCTGCCACCAGCGGGCCTGTAAACACA